ATCATAAACCAGCAGCAGATGGAAATCACCAACGAGATTGGTGGTATGCAGGAGTATCAGAAACTGTCAAGTTGGGCTTCAGAAGAGCTCTCAGATGAAGAGTTAGAAGCGTACAATGAAACCGTTGAGTCTGGTTCTGTTGCACAAGCGAAGTTTGCAATCAAATCGTTATATCAGCGTTATCAACAAGCTGGCTCACCTACAATCTTTCAGGGAGCTACGAAAGGCACAGGTGTACCACCATTTGAGTCTCGTCAACAGGTTGTTGAAGCAATGGCTGATAAGCGGTATCAAAAAGACCCAGCCTATCGTGCTGAGGTTCAAAAACGTTTAGCAAGGAGTAATGTCTAATGCCGATAGAGCTGATATCTTTAATTACAGGAAATGTTTCTGGGTTTATCTTCAAGCTCATCGCATCGCAGACTGAAGCTGCACAGCGTATGGCAGAAGCTAATATCAAGAAGCAGCAAGTCGCAGACGCATCAGCAGATGCAGCAGCTAAGCGTGGTGGAGATAGCGGCTCGTGGGTTCGTAGATTTATCGTCATAATGGTACTTGTAGGTGTTATTATATTTCCTTTCTACCTAGCTGTTACTGGCGGTTCAGTCACAATCGAAGAAAATGCACCTGCTGGCTTAATGAGCTGGTTAGGTCTGAAGGGTAAGCAACTGATGACTGTTAGTAATAGTTATCTTATTCTACCTGAGATACGGAGCTCTCTTCTCGCTATCGTGGGATTCTATTTTGGTAGTTCTGTAGTCAACAGCAAAAGGTAAATATAAAAACTCTTCTTTTCTTCTTAACTATGGCGGTCGCATTAGCGCCGCCTTCTTATTGTAAGGAGATTACGTTATATGAGTTTATTGAATCTATTCCCCTTTGGGAAGTTCCACAAGGGGCTCCTAAAAACATTACGGGGGACGGGGGTAAAAGTGTCGGTTATTGGCAAATCAGTCAACCAATGGTCGACGACTACAACCGTATCACAAAGAATAAAATCACTTTGGAAGCCTGCTTTGATGAAGCAACGGCTAAAATGGTTGCTGACGCAGTGCTGCGACATTATTCAAAGTATATTGAAAAGTCTGGCTTCACTGTCCAAATAGACCACTGGCTATTTATATGGAATGGTGGAGGTGGTGCGTGGCGTCGTGTACACAATCCAAAGAACGATACTAAACAATTTAACTTAGAAAGATACAAACAACGAGCTTATAGGAAACTAGGTATATATGAAAAGAAAGAAGCTTAGCGTCAGTATGCGCAAGGAACATAAGAACCCCACAGGTGGTCTCTCGGAAAAAGGTAGACAATATTATAACCGTAAGACAGGGAGTAACCTGAAGCGTCCTGTTACTGCTAAGAAAGTCAAGCGTGGCAGTAAAGCCGCTAAGCGACGTAAATCATTCTGTGCTCGTATGAGAGGCGTGAAAGGTCCAATGAAGGACAGTAAGGGAAGACCAACAAGAAAAGCATTAGCTTTACGGAAATGGAGATGTTGATATGCCAAGAGGAAAAGGTACGTACGGTAGTAAAGTAGGGCGTCCACCTAAGAAGAAAGCCCCTATGAAGAAAAAAGCAGCGAAGAAGAAGAAGTAATGGCTAAGATATGTCCAAAAGGTATTGCGTGGGCTAAGCGTACATTCGACAAGTATCCATCGGCGTACGCTAATATGGCAGCTTCTAAATACTGTAAAGACCCCAACTACGCTAAGGGTAGCAAGCGTAAGAAGCTAAAAATTAAAAAGAGAAAATAATGGGTGAATTAGCAAAGTGGAGACGAGAGCGCTGGGTGCGCATAGGAACCGACGGGAGCATAAAGGGTGAATGTGGAACTAGTAAAAATAAGAAGAACCCCGACCGTTGCCTACCACTTGCAAAAGCCCGTAGCCTTTCTAAAAAGCAAAGAGCGACTACAGCCCGTAAAAAGAAAAGGGAAGGTAGTAAAGGTAAACAGTTTGTATCTAATACGAAAGCTGCTAAAGTAAGACGTAGCGGTTTACGTGTGAAAAAGAAATAATTTAACCGTCCAATAGTTCTGAGTAACTAAAGAGCCCGATGCGTCGGACAACTCTTATGTAAAAGGCATGAAAAGGACACCTAAACCAAATAACTAAAAACATAAATAAGGAGCAAAAACATGGCTTATGGCGATGTAACAGTATCAAATCTGGGGCAGATTAATGCCGCAGGAGATAAAGATGCGTTGTTCTTGAAGGTGTTCGCAAATGAAGTCCTAACCACGTTTGAAGAATTCAACGTGATGAAAGACTTGCACACTGTTCGGACAATATCATCAGGTAAATCAGCACAGTTCCCTGTGACTGGTGTAGCGACTGCGAAATATCACACAGTCGGAGAAGACATCCTTGAATCTACTTCAGGTTACTCTTCTCAGATTAAGCATGCAGAGAAAACCATCAACATTGACGACGTTCTGTTGGCGGCTACTTTCATTGCTAATATCGAAGAAATGAAGAATCACTACGACGTACGTAGCATTTACTCTAAGGAATTAGGTAAAGCTCTTGCGAAGAGATTCGACATTGCCACAATGAAGACATTAGCGGCTTGTGCAGACAGTGCTACTACTATTACTGACGGTAACGGTGGTATTACCATTAACCTTGGTACAACTACTGGCGCTCCAGCTGACTTGTCTACAGCGGCTAACATCATTGACACTATAACACTCGTAGCTCAAAAGCTTGACGAAAACGACGTTCCTTCTGACGACCGTTTTGCAATCCTCAAGCCTAAAGAGTACTACCAGTTACTAGGTGCTAACTCTACTGCGATTGACCGTGACTTCACGAATGCAAACGCTGGTGCGTTAGACAGTGGTGTAATTGCTAGCATTGCTGGTATCAAGCTCTACAAGTCTAACCATCTGGTTGACATTTCTGTAGCTGAAGCATCACAAGACCAAGACGACGATAACGCTAAGAATGACGTAGCAGGCTCTGCAGGAACCGGCTACAACATCGACGGCTCTACTCTTGAGTTCTTGGCTGGTCATACTTCAGCTATCGGTACTGTTAAGTTGATGGACTTGACTACTGAGTCTGAATACATCATGACTAAACAAGGTACTGCACTAGTTGCTAAGTACGCTATGGGTCACGGAGTTCTCCGTCCAGAGTGTGCTGTACGTGTTGTAACTTAATTATACGGGGGACTTCGGTCCCCCTTTATTTTCTAAAGGAGATTTATGGCAACATATACCACAGAACTAGAAGCTGTTAATACAATGCTACGGTATATTGGTGAAAGCCCAGTAAACTCAATTACAGGCGATTCGCTTCCTATTTCAGCTGTTCTAGCGAATACTGTACTCGATGATATTACCAGAGAAGTACAACTTGAGGGCTGGCACTTTAACACCGTACCCGAAGTAACACTTAGTCCCGATGCTTCTAACAAAGAGATTGTCGTAGATTTAACTGTTGTCAAAGCTGACCCTAACGATGTTACTAAAGACTTTGTTCTTCGAGGTAAAAGATTATTTGACAGAAAGAAGAACACATACGAATTTGATAATGACGTCAAGGTAAACCTTACCGAGCTCTTAGCTTGGAACTACTTACCAGAAGCAGCACGTCGTTATATTACACTTAGAGCCTCCAGAGTCTTCTGTGCTCAGATGCTGAACTCTAGAGAGATGGAAGCACTACTAGCAAGAGACGAATACAACGCAAAAGCTGAGCTAATGGAAAGTGATTCATCAGCCTCAGACCGCACAATTTTTGATAACTTTGATACAGGAGCTCGTATCGGTATTAACCGTAATTACGATATTTCATAATGCCATTATTACATACATCTCTACCTAATCTGATTCAGGGTGTGTCACAGCAACCTGATGCTACCCGTTACGCTGGGCAGTGTGATGTCCAAGAGAACGCACTTAGCTCTGTTGTAGACGGGCTAGGTAAAAGACCACAAACTAAACACATAGCTAAACTTTTAGACGTAGCTATATCAGATAATAGTTTCGTGCATTTTATCAATAGAAACTCAGCAGAGAGGTATGTAGTTATTATTAACCCTGACACATACTTGATGTCAGCATTCAACTTAATCAGTGGTGTTGAAGCCACAATCGATGGCGCTACAGGTGGTAAGCTAATCAACCCAGAAGACTACTTGTATACAGATAATGCACGTACGAAACTCAACGCTTTAACAGTTGCTGATACTACATTTATTGTAAATAGCGAAGAAGACGTAGCAGCAGCCGACGGTGACGCTAATAGAAGTCCCGTGTTACCAAAAGAAGCTTTTGCATTTATTAAGCAAGGTGACTACGAAAAAGAATATGGACTCAAACTTTCTAGTGAGTATAGCGCCAGCGGTAATGGACAAGCTACCTTACAGCTAACTATGGAGGTATTTAAACCAGATGATTATCATTATTGGAGAGTAAAATCAGTCCAAGTAATTGATGGGGGTACACATTACTTAGCCGACGACGTATCAATAACTACAACGGCAGCTGCGGTGAATACAGCAGCAGAGACAATATCTGGCTATGACCACAAGAAGAACCACCAGTGGATAACCCCAACTTTTGACGTAGCCGTAGACAGCACTACAGGTGCCATAACAGGCGCAACGGTGCTTGTTGCAGGACGTTTTAATAGACATTTAACATCTAAAACAAACGTAGGTGACACCGTAACTCTTACTCCTACAGTCAGCGCACCGACAGGTAGTGCCGAGTACGCCCCTGTTGCCGATGTTGTTGACACATCAGCAAGAAGCGAAGATTCAACCGACGGTGACCATGCAGACACAATAAAGATTATGCAACGGCTTACTTCTACAG